ATGCTCGAGCTTCTTTGGTTCGGCCTTCCAGCAGTGTTCTATCCCATCCAAACACTGCTGCCACTGCATCTTTCAGCGTACTGGCAAAACTGTCTCGTCTAAATTCATGATAATTTACCAAATAGTCTGCTGCTGTGTCCTTGCCAGCCGATATGAAGCCCACAAATCCTACGATCATATGCAATCCCCATTAGATAGCAATAGTGTATTACAGATCAGTTAAAAAATCAAGCTCAATTTAGCCAATCACAAAGGTAAGAGGTGTATCCCCAGTCTTGTAATTGATTAAATCCTGTTCTAAAACTTCGATTTCGGCCTTGCCTTCACCTTTTAGTGCAGCACCATTTAACTGTGTACTGCCCTGTGGACTGGCTATGCTGGCAAACTTTTCACGTGCTTCACCTAACATGAGTTTGCAAGTAGCCAAACTGTAGTCTTTTAACCACTGTCCGGCATAGGGATCTTGTAATAGATTAAAATCCGGACGATGATTATACATCCATACTAACAACTCTTCTTCATTACGCGGGCGCTGCATTATGGTTAGCAATTTGGTTGTGGCATTAAAAGTAAAGTTAATTTCACTACCAAACATTTTACCCACTTGTTTCTGATAACTGGCAAAGGCATAATATGTTGCTAACCCACCCATATGTGTCGATGTCAACAAATAAGTATTGGAGTAAGCCAAGTTAAATGGTTCAAACAAACTGCCGCCATCACCGCCACCTGTTCTACTGCCTATACTGCGGCGAAATAACTGACGCACAGACATTACTTCTTTAGGCAAAATATAATCGTTGGTATCGGTTATGGTTGTAATAAACCCAAAACTTTCTTCTACACTGTTGCTGCTGCGCTGACGAAATTTGGCCAGAGCGCGATCTATGGCAATATTGTAATCTTTGGGTTCTAATTCCACATCGACCATGCTGCCGCCCAGCATGCTTTGAATATATTCTATGACCTGTTGTCTTTCAGTTATTGTATCGCTCATATGAATATTTATACTAATAAATACAAGACCAAGGAGAACTAAAATTCCACGCCTAAGTTTATACCGTCCAGAGAAAGGAAAAGATTTTCGATTCCTTGATCGCATTATTAATGAAGAATTTCAAGTGGGCGGGACCGATGTTTACCTGCACAAATATTTAGGTCCTGTTGATCCTATGGAAGGCGAAAGTACTCCGGGAACTCCTGTAAACACTAATCCTATTCCGGAATTAGGTATACAGGATTTAATTTTCATGGAGAATAGAGACAGACATTATGCTCCTGATGTTTATGTCATGCGTTGTATCTATACCATGCAGGATTTAGATTTTAATTTAAGCCAATTTGGATTATTTTTACAGACTGATAATATCATGATTCATTTTCATTTACGTAGTACTGTAGATACTATTCAACGCAAAGTTATGCCCGGTGATGTAATAGAATTGCCCCACCTTAAAGATGAATATGCGCTGGACGACAGCATAGTGGCACTAAAAAGATTTTATGTTATACAGGATGTTAGCCGCCCTGCTGCAGGTTTTAGTCAAACTTGGTATCCACATTTGCTTCGTGCTAAATGTGTGCCTCTGGTTGATAGTCAGGAGTTTAAGGAAATTCTCGACGGGGATGCCGGAGCAGGTAATGGTAGCACACTAAGAGATTTACTCAGTACATATCAACGTAGCATAGAAACCAACGATCAAATCATAGCCGAAGCAGAAAAAGATGCCCCTAGCAGTGGATATAATACACAGAACTTGTATATCATGCCTACTAAAGAATCTGGGTTAGTTAATACCGCAGATGCCAGTACAGAATATGCAGATGCCAGTGCTGAATTATCAATATTAGATGCCAGTGTGGTATTACAGACTCCAAATAAAAATTATTATTTGAATTATCTCGGCGGAGACGGTATTCCTCCCAACGGAGCAGCATATGGGTTTGGTATATCATTTCCTGCTACTCCTATAGAAGGGCAATTCTTTCTTCGATCTGATTACATGCCCAATCGATTATATAGATACGATGGCAGACATTGGATCAAATTTGAAGACAATGTAAGAATGACACTGAATAATTTAGGCAATACAGATACTGCTAACGGAACATTTGCCGGTCAACAAGTTCGCCAAACACAAAAAATGACCTTCATTAACAATGCCAATACTGCTACCATCAACGGCAAAGTTGTCAAGGAGCGGCAAGCACTAAGTAAGGCATTAAAACCCAAGGCGGATAATTGACATGAGCGATTGGTTTTATGATGGTCAAGTAAGACGATACCTATCACAGTTCATGCGTGTAATGAGCAACTTCAGTGTGAAGGATGCAAAAGGACAGCTAACTCGTGTGCCTGTGAGATATGGAGATATGAATCGGCAAGTATCTCAGATATTAAAGAAAAACAGTGAGAATACTATTCCCAGTGCGCCTTTTATTGCTTGTTATATTAAAGATTTACAATATGATCGTGCTAGAATGCAGGAGCCTACTTTTGTCAGCACAGTTAATATTAAAGAACGAGCGTTAGATACTGCTGGTAATCAATATCTCAATACCCAAGGTAGTAATTATACTGTAGAGCGTATGATGCCTGTGCCTTATCTGGTTGACTTTGCTGTGGATATCTGGACAACCAACACTGATCAAAAACTACAATTGTGGGAGCAGATCTCTGTGTTGTTTAATCCCAGTTTAGAATTACAAACTACCGATAATTATATCGACTGGACCAGTATTAGTGTGCTGACTCTCAAAAGTCAAACATGGACCAGTCGCAGTGTGCCTCAAGGATTAGAACAGGACATTGACATATTAAACATGGTATTTGATGCACATGTATGGATTACACCGCCGGTCAAGGTCAAGAAGTTGGGTATTATTACTAAAATTATCACCACGGCATTTAGTGCAGAGCAAGGTGTTATTAGAGATGACTATAGTAATGCCGATGCTGTGTTAGAATCATTAGGAGATACACTGCTTAATGTTGTGGTAACGCCGGGCGATTTTGATTTATTGGTAATGAATAATGTGGCTACATTAATATCTCAGAATGGTCAACTTGATTTCTTAGAAATCAATGTTCCTGCTTATCAAAACTCCTGGAGAAGCATATTAGATCTATATCCAGGATCTTTCAAAGCTGGTATAAGTCAAATAAGATTAAAGAAAGATGACGGCACAGAAATAGTTGCATACATCAGTCTGGATCCTGTAGATGAAAGAAGAATGGTAATGAACATTGACAGCGATACCATCCCTACTAATACCATTATTAGCGGAAGAGGAACTGTGGATGCTATTATCAATCCCGAGACATTTAATCCCAGTGGTCGAGTTAGTGGTACAAGATATTTAATTTTAGAAGATCTCAATATAAATGATCAATACTTGAATCCAGGATATGACGGCCCTAATGCTTGGAAAAACGCCGACGATTCCGATCCACAGGCCCATGCCAATGATATCATAGAGTGGGATGGTAGTCAGTGGAATATTGTATTCGATTCTACTACTGTTAATAGTATGGTTTATATAACTAATTCTTATACAGGTGTACAATATAAATGGAGTCACGGAGCATGGAGCAAGAGTTTCGAGGGAGTATACGACAAGGCTCTATGGCGACTGGTACTATAAGTCGTATTGTATGTAGCGGCGGGTTATTTTTGTCAAAAGATACTCGACGTTTTTTGTTATTACTACGCAGTTCGGGAAAAACCGCAGGTACTTGGGGTCTTGTTGGAGGTAAAAAAGAACCCGGTGATAGTACGCCAGTAGATATATTAATAAGAGAAACTCAAGAAGAAGTGGGTCGCACTCCTGCTATAAGAAAAATAGTTCCTTTAGAATTGTTTACCAGTAACGATCAGCACTTTCAATACAATACATATGTGCTGTTAATAGATAAAGAATTTATCCCTATGCTAAATGCCGAACACGAAGGGTATGCTTGGTGTAATTACAACTCGTGGCCCAAGCCTTTGCACCAAGGAGTTAAAAACAGCTTCAATAACAAGACAATACGAGCAAAATTAGAGGTATTATTGGACTTAATCTAGTAAATCTGGTCCAAAAGCCCAGGTTCCGAGGTGCCTTAATTCCATACTAAGGTTAGTATCAATCTTAACAGTATATCCTGCCTGTGCCATTTTTTGGCAAAGAATCATGTCCTCGCCAAGATGGTCATTGCTTTCTGGACTCCACCCAAACTCAAACCACGGTTTAGGAATAGTATCAAATATGTCTGCTCTCATCAGCATACAACCCATGCCTACTCCTTCAACAGGCACTAGATGATCTGTGGCTTCAAACGGCAGGGGATCTTCCCAATCTCCTATAGTTTCATAGGCAACACCTTTAGCAGGCAATTGTCGCCTAATATAATTAGCGGCCACAACGGGTTCTTTATGGGCTAGTAGTCTTAATGCAGTACTTGCAGGAGCAACAATATCGCTATCAAGCCACAGTAGATATTCTGCTCCTGTTTCTCTTCCAAATGTAGCAAGTCGTTCTCTCTGTGTAAGAAGAATAGTACTGGCATTCATGATGACCTGTGTGTCCAGACCATTCATGGTGTTTAATTTAACTATTTCTGTAAGACATAGAGCATGAG